ATCGACTTGCTTTCGGAGTTCGTACGCGGTGACCGGGAAGGTTTCGCCTGATGTCGTCGCTGAATCAGATCCTCGCGGCAGCAAAGACCACGCTTGATGCGATCGAAGGCCTGAACGTCTATGACCACGTCGCGGATGCGGTGAACCTGCCTGCCGTGATCCCGATGCCGTCCGAGGCGAACTTTGTCGCGGCGATGGGGCGCGGGCTGGATACATGGCAGATAGACCTGTACGTCATGTGCGCGAACGCTGTCGCCGAGATCGGGCAGGACGCGCTCAACGACTTCATCACGGGCGCGGGGGACAACTCGATCCGCGAGCACATCTGGAACAACCGTGACCTCGGCCTCGACGACGTCGATGCGCATGTGTCGGGCATGGGCGACTACAACGCGCAGTTCACGATCACTGACATTCCGCACGTCGGCGCGGTCCTGCATATGACGGTGCACACGAAGGGAACGGCCTGATGGCTGCGTTCACGCTGGTCGATGCGTACGCCTACGTCGGCGGCTACGACTTCAAGGCCGACACGAACCTGTTGCAACTCAGTGGCGACGTCGAGGCCAAGGACAAGACGACCTTCGGATCGTCCGGCTTCAAGGAAGTTCTCGGCGGGCTGCGTTCGAGTGACTTCGAGATGAAGGGCCTGTGGCAGTCGGCGGCAGTCGACGCCCCTGACCCGCAGGCGTTCGCGAACCTCGGCGCGTCGAAGGTGATCACGTTCGGCCCGGTGCACGTCGAGGGGCAGCCCGCGTACATCTGGCAGGCCGTCGAAACGTCCTACAAGCTCGGAGACACGGTAGGCGAGGTCGCACCGTTCGACCTCAAGGCGGTCGGCGCTGACGGCGTCGGCGTGATCCGTGGTCAGTTGGCGAAGGCGCGCGGTGCAGTGTCGGCGACAGGGCAACTCGGATCGATCCTCGACCTCGCTGCGGGTCCGTCCGCGACGCAGTTCGCCTACGCCACGCTGCATGTCCTGAGCGCGGCCACGACGATCACTGTGCAGCTGCAGTCCGACGACAACATCGGCTTCGCATCACCGACCACGCGGGCCACCTTCGGCCCAATCACCACCGCGGGCGGCACATGGGCCGTGCGCACCGCTGGCCCGCTCGCGGCCGAGCGGTACTGGCGTCTCAACGTCTCCGCAGTCACCGGCACGTTCATCGTCGCCGGCGCCATCGGCATCCAGTAACAACCCCTCGAAGCAAGGAGAACCCGTCATGGCCGTACAGGTCGTTCTGAACATGTACCTGGCGCTGAACGGTAGCGCCGGGATCAATGATCACGTCAAGTCGTGCACGTTGAGCCTTGAGTCCGACGCGGTCGAGTCGACCGCGATGGGCGTCAACTGGAAGTCGTTCCTTGGCGGGCTGAAGGCCGGCACGCTCGACATCGAGTGGAACGACGATGTTGCCGTGTCCAGCGTGGACGCGACGCTCTGGCCGCTGTTCGGCACGGTCGTCACGTTCGAGACCCGCATCGACGCAGGCGCGGTGTCGACGGCCAACCCGAAGTTCACCGGCTCCGTGCTGATCAACCAGCACAGCATCGGCGGCTCGGTCGGCGAGCTCGCGGCCAAGAAGACGACCTATCCGACGACTGGCGTCGTCGCCCGCGCGACTTCGTAAATGCCCGACGACGTCACCATCACCGGCGCCGAGCAGTTCCAGCAGCTCGCGAAGCGATGCAAGGAGATGGGCGACGAGGGCAAGGGTTTCCGCAAGGAGCTGAACGCGGGCGTGCAGCGATCGACGAAGCCGGTTCGCGCGGAGATCAAGGCGAACATCGGCCGGACGTTCCCGCATCGCGGCGGCCTGTCTGCCGAGATGGTGAAGACGACGAAGCTGTCGGCACGTTCGGCGACAGGCACGAACCCGGGCGTCCGCATTGTCGCCAAGGGCGGCCACGACATCTACTCGATGGACAAGGGCGAACTTCGTCACCCGGCGCTCGGCACGACCACGCGTCGCACGCTGCGCGGCAAGAAGGTCCCTCGCCCGCGCGACAAATGGAAATGGGTCGCTCAGCGGATCCGTGACGGCTGGTTCAGCAAGCCAGCCGAGCAGGCACTCCCGGCCGTGCAGGCCGAAATCTCGCGCGTCATGGACGACGTCGCCAAACGAATTGAGGGATGACCGTGGGTCTGTTCTGGTACGAGCCAAAGGGCGGCAAGCGGATCGAGTGGGATATCGACATGCGCGACCCGGGCTCGGACATCGCGTGCCAGGTCGAGGACCTGACCGGCCTCGCGTGGCTCGAGGTGTTGGGTCGGATCAACAGCGGCTCGTACACATGTATGCGGGCCGTGCTGTTCGTGCTGATGCGT